GGTGATGCGGTTGTTGCCGCAGAACGTATCTCCTCTTCAGGAGATTTGTTATCAATATTAATAGTATTAGGTTGTGAAGGGTCAGACAAATCTTCTTCAGACGAGATTAACGACCTTCCTATCCCAACTGTAGGGTCAGCAGGAATTGGAGTGACGCTGATTTCATGCACTAACCAGTCATCTGCAACGTATTCTCCGTCCTTTTCTTCTATATTTTTTATTTGATAACCAAACGAAATTCCACGCAAAATACCATCTTTAACATCTTCTAAGACCTCAGAAGCGAATTTATTGCGTGAAAAACGCACTTTTGCATAAGCACGTTTAGTTGAAGGATCAAGCCTTGCTGATTCAACTATTCCTATATGGCGATCTGGATCATGGTTCCAAAGCAGTGGAGCAGCACCAGAATTTAAACGACTGAAGTCAACCGAAGTGTCATCATGTTTTAACACTTCTTTACCAAAATACCTTTCGACTGGGTATTCAGAACTAAAAGGAAATTCAAAAGTACGACCTTTGCCGACACTCCTAAACTCAGTTACTTCTGTTCGTTGATATTTTTTTGAAGGATCAAATCGTGTTTCTTCCGAAACGATCTCTTCTTGATTCTCTTCCTCAGAAGATAAATCTATAACTCCAGTTTTTGTCACTTAGAACGCCTCCTTTTACGTGATGACTTGGCCTTAGATTCAGGTGGATTTGCATCCTGACCGACATCCAATTCCAATTGTTCTGGTTGTACTTGCTCTATCTTAATATCTTTGTCTAAAGAAACCCCAAGATTCTTAGCAACTTCTTGTTCTCTAGCTAATTCAGCAGTGATGTCGTCATAATCTCCACCATTGGTTGCTGCAATAACTTGTGATTTAGTCATATAACCAGCCTGCTCTGCTTCTCTATACGCCTTCACTTCTTTCAACGGATCTACATAATGCTGTGCTGGAGGAGTCCATCTAGGTTTGCAATATCTCATTGGCCTTGTCGAGTAATCAGCAAAATCAAGTTCACCACTCAAAACAGCTAATGAAAGCCACTCTTTGAAGACCCGATAATGGAAGTTATCTATCAAATAACGCTGAACAAATCTCCAATGCTCCCTATCTTCCAACAAACTCAATCTTGAACTCGAATAGTTAGTCTCACTGAAATCCTTACTGATCGTCTCAAAAGAACAGCCAAATCCTGTAGCAAATCTACGAATTTTATTCTTGACGAACATTTCATATTGCTGACTTGGATAATCAATATCTGGAACATGCACAGATTCACCTGGCATTAAATAGTTCCACTGACCTGGCTGGAAATCTTGAACTCGTTGACCAGTCTCTACATCATCACCAATTAATTCCCCCTCATTATTC